CTGATACCCAGCAGAACCTGCTTGCAAAGCACCGCCAAGTGCTTGACCTAAAGAGATAGGTTGACGACTTGGACCGCCAGCCTGTAAGAGCGCTGCTGCTGCTTGCAGCATTGCTTGGTTTCTAATTCCACTTTGCTGGTCTGCACTTAGATAGTCTTCAAGTCCAGTACCACCACCGCCAAAGAGTAAACCGCCAAAGTCTTGCATTGTTGCCATCATTTACTCCTTAACCTAAGAATCCAAGCAGACCGCCAGCAGCAGCACCATAGCCAGCATACTCAGGATTAGCAGTTCCACCGATTAACTTACCAAGTTGAGCGCCACCCAAAGCACCGCCAAGACCTGATGCTGCTTGATTTCGATAGATGGGAGATGTTGTGCTTTCCCCGATCCTTGCAGGTTGCAAGCTCAAAGCGCCCTGCGCAATATTGAGTCTCTCAAGTCCTAGACCGCGAGCTGCATCGAGCTTTTGCTGTTCGTACTGCTGCATCATTTGTTGCTGCGATAGACCTAAATTCTGAGCCTGTGCAAAGCCAGTCTGACGAAGTTGTGCTGCTGCATTAGTTGCATTGCGTAATGCTGCTTCATCAACCAATGATCTGGTTACTGCTTGGCGTGTACCGCCAAACGCTCCTGCTGCCGTAGCCCTTGCACCTTCAGCAGATATTTGTCCTTGACGAGCACGCTCAATGTCAGCCAATGTGTTTTGCACCACTTGGTTCTCGTAAGGGTTCATGTATTTTTGAACCATGCCGAGGTTGTACTCAGCGTATGGTGCAAACTGTCTAGTGCCTAAACCAGCAGCAGTTTCTCTGGCTTCGCCTAAATTGCGTAAAAATGCAGCTTTAATATCTGGGTCAATGCTAGTCGTTGCTGTGCTTGATGTTGGTGTACTTCCACCGAGAGCGCCAGTTGCCCCTAAAGCAGCAGCACCAAGCCCTAATTGTTGAGCAGTTGACAAATTACCTAAAGTACCAAGTAATCCAGCAGAGGCAGCTTGATCTTTATTTACTATTTCATTTACTTGTAGTGCAGTTAATTCACCAGTAGTCGGAACTGCTGAAGGTGTAACGACTGAAGGAGTAACGGCAACGGGTGCGGTTGCTGCACCACCAGATACAGCATTAGCAACACTATTAGCATTAGATATTGCACTTACTTCTGGAGGAATTGCAGGTAAGGTAAAACCAGCATTAACAGCACCACCACCGCCACCACCAATAGCAAGATCAGTAGCTGTTAAAGCTGCTTCTGCTGCACCTGCATTGGCAGCGCCAGCAGCACCAAGGCTTGCGTCGGTAGCGCCAAGATTAGCCAATGCACTACCTTCAGCCCCGACAGGCAAACCCTGACTCGCCAAATAGATAGCTGCTGCAATCTTGGCTTCTTGCGGTATTGCGTCGTCAAGGCTTGTCAACCCCTCATCAACGCCACTAATGATGCCTTGACCAATCTCGCCTACTTCGCTTACTACTCCACCCATATCAATCTCCCTTGTCACACCTGTTGGTGTAGATAAAAGCCTTCGATCCGTCTAATAGTGATATTTGACATTTCTCAGACCAGCCAAATGACTTGGCAAATCTTACAAGTTTGATGTCTTCTTCGCGTATTAGCGCGACGAGAGGCTTCCCAATTAAATTCTCAATAAGAGCAATGCTCTTCAAGCAGTCCTTTTTGACCCCAGAAGACCATCTTCTGATCTCCACATGAATCCACAAATTACCCTTAAAAAACTCCAAGTACACGGTGTAATCTTCTCGAATACAAATGGGTACTTTTCCCGCCCTTAATTCTTGACTCAATTCTAAGTCACCGCTTACCCATTGCGACAACATCAAAACGGTTAACGCCAACGCGCCAATCGTCTAAGACATTGCCCGTGTATCTAACCTTGACCTGTCTGGCAGCGAACCGCACATCTGTGGGTTGTGACGCTGTATACGGTCCATAAGTCGTCTCAGTCGCCATCGGGTACATCCGAGTCTTGAAGGACACAACGACCTCACCTAGCGTTTGCTCGTCAGGTATGACGCGACGCACCGACATGATGTTGTCGCCAGCACCGATCTCGTAAGGACCAGACTCAGCGTAGGGGACAGCGCTGTCATACGCAAATCCAACCTCGTGCTCATAGATGTAACCATCTGACGAGATCATTAAAGGATTGACAAAGACACCCCTGTCAGTTCCAGCAGTACGAGACAAAGTGCCAATAGCCCAATGTCCTTCGCGGTAGTTGTAGACGACATAGGAGTCGTTCTCATTGCTGGCGCTAGACGGGTAAAACCAGATGATCTCGCCATACTTACTATTGTGGACAGCGTAGACCTTAGAGGCTTGGTTGTAGTTGATGTTCTGGAAGATGTAGTCGCCAACATCCGACACCAAGGGCTTGACATAGCCGTCATACACCCAGAAGCCTGACTTAGACATCCAAATGGCTGCGGTGTCAATGGCTGCTACGGCTTGAGAAGAGATCACGCCACAACCTGATCCAGCCTTCTCGAATGAGTACACATAAGGCAGTCCAATATAAGTAGCAGCGTGGACATCGACATCGGTAAACAGAAGATTGATACCCCTGACGCGCTTACCGCACTTCAAAGAGCCTACTGAGTTGAGTTCAAAATCACCAGCCTGATTGGTAGCCGATGGTGTCCAAACGGTGTTGTTTTCTTGATCACACCACGATACTTTGCGTGGATTACCTGACGCGCCAAGGGCAAAGACAAATCTTTCTGCTGTCGTCATCACGGCTGCACAGCTCGTTGGCGCGTTAGTAATCGCCACAGCCTTTGTTGGCGTGGTAAATCCTAGTTGCCACTCCAAGAGTTGACCGTCCTTGCTAGAGCACGCAACCAAGTATTCGCCCCATGAATCCATCGTCCAAGTGGTTGCTGGAATGATGTCTCCTAAGTCTGGACGCGCTACACCGTAAGAGTAAGAGCCATAGTTGCTGTATCCATAACCCGTCTTCAGACTTGCGTCTGTTGCGCCAGTCGTAAAAGTTGTAGGAGTGATGTCCTTGAGAGTTCCAGCCTCATTCATGGCGTAGAGATTCGTAGGCGTGCCAGCAGCGATCCAACGAAGATTGGAGTTATCACGCCAAGTCAGCATCCCACGGCATACGCCAGTCATCTGTGAGGTTGAGCGCTTACGCCACCCGCCCCAAGGTCTTAGCGTGTTCTCGAACCAACGCACAAGGTTTGAGTCATACCAGCGTCCCGCAGACTGGTACTCAGTACCGTTACGGTAGATTCCTGCTGGGATTTTGATTGGTACGAGTGCCATAGGGTCTAATTATGCTTCCGTTGAGAGGTTTGACACAAACGATACCGTTGCAATGACAGAAGGTACGGCTGGTCTGGTTGGCGTGGAGCTGGTTGCAAAGTGCTCAATGCTGACGCTAGTGCTTGTTGGTCTCCACATAATCTCTACATAGTCGTTAGCCGCCAAACTGACAAAGAAGTTAAGAGCGGCAATTAAGTGAGACGGGTCACCTGATGATTTTCTTTGTGATAGGTGAAACCTGCTATTTGAATTGTCAATGTTTGTGCCGTTCTTTTTAAACCAAATATCCACATCCTGACCGTCATTAGTGGTGTTCTTGAACTGCACGCTGAACTGAATGTTATAAATTCCAGCCTGAGACACATTAAGCCTTGACGAGTTTGACAAGGTTACGCCATTGTTGAAGTCAGTTGTGTCGAAGGTTATGGCGTAAGCAGTTGTGGTATTGGCTGCCGTCTGGTCTGTGCCGTCTTGGAATGCCCCGTAAGGGTTGTTTATAAACCTACCACCGCGAGGTGACGCAATGGATTGCAAGGCATTGGTTAACTTCAAGAAGAAGGTGCGCAACGCACCATTCGTTTGCGCAACCGTCAGACGGTCATACCTGTCTTGCGGGTTAGGCAGATCGGGTACGGCAGGGGTCTGGAGCTGCTGGTAGAAGTTCGTCATACAGCCTTGTTGTATTCGTCTTGAGTCAACAAGCCGATGGCGTACTTATTCTGAGGTCTAAATATGGTGAGCTTTTGCTGACGCAATGCTGGCGCAAAGGAGAGATGCGTCCATCCTTTTTCACCGAATTCGTGAATCATCTGGTCAAACTTGATACCTGCTGCGTCGATAGCTTTGCAGACCTCTAGTGGAGTGCCAAAGCCTCTACACACAAAGTCAATAGCCCAGCCGTCCATGTGACTCGATACCTTGCTACCGCCCACCGCCACATTCACCTCTGGCAGTCGTATCCATGAATTTATGTTGATAGGCTTACCAAGTAGCTCTCTGACCTTCTCCATGCCAGCAGCAGCCACCTTCATGTTCTCAAGTTGCTGTGGTGAAGGCTGATTGCTTATGCCGAGCCTTGTGGCGGTGTCGGAGTGCGTTGCCTCCTCAAGACTGAAGTGTTCACTTAGTTGCATCGTCTTCTCCAACAATAGCCTTCGCAATAGCAGTCGATGCCTTGCGTCCTGAGATACCGCCCATAGTGCCAACACCCATGAAGGCAATAGCTTTCAAGATTTCAAGGAATACAGAGTCGATAGGTGCGAGTTCTGGGTCTTGCTTTTCAAAGCCGATCAGGTACAAGACACCAAACGCAATGCCAAGAACCATGATGGTGATCGACTTGACGACGAAAGACCATACCTGTACCTCGACCTCTTCGACAGTAGGCTTCGGACGGTTGACCTTAGCCAGCAATAGTTGCTTTAAGAATTCAATCATTTCACACCTTTCATCATCTCTTCAGTTTTAGCCTTGCTACCAGCAGAACTACCGCGATGGAAGTTCACCACCGTACCCGTCAGAGTCCACAAAGAACCTAGAGCCGTAAAAGCCATCGACTTATTCTGCTCTGGTACGCCAACAATAAACACCACAAAGGTCATTGTGAGAGCGCCAGCAATGATTGATGTGTCTATGACATAGGCAATGTTCTTTGCTAACCAAGACGCTGTGGCAGAGTTCTGTATCTCTGAATTCATCTTCCTTGCGTCGGCAGTATTGGCTGCATCAATCTTCGCCATCTCCAGCTCAAGCTCTGCTATCTTTTCAGCAGCCTTTGGATCGCCAGCAATAGCCTTTGCAACGGCATCAACACTATCAGACACGCCAAACTTACTAGCCAAAGCGGTAACAGCAGAAGCACCCAAAGGACCAGCGACAGCCATTGCCAGCGTGGGTGCGACACCCTTGAGAAGATTGAGTAAGTCATTCATTGCTCTGCCTTTCCATTAACCTTAATTGTCGGTTTATTTGTCTCTCTTTTTTCTCCAACCTCACCTCGGCTTTTTGTATCTTGATCCACATACTAATCAAGACTGGCGTGATGATTAAGATAATAGTCAGCATTACACACACAAGGATCAGAATGCTTCGATAAATGAATTTATCCATACCGCGTATAGCCAAGAAACTACGAGCAGCGTGATAAACAATCCCATGCCAAGCTCAATCTTTTCTTGTCTGAACCTTTCCTGTCTATAAGCCTCTATCTGTCGCCTAATTCTAATTTGTTCCTTGCGTTTTTGTTGTTCTGCTTGAACCTTGGAGTAGATGTTGTTGTAGTTCTCCCAGAGTGGTCCGAGCTGATAAGGCACACTTGCACCCCTCATCATCCCACTCAACTTGACATAGCTCTGGTCTAACTCGTTTTTGAAAACAGAGAGTTCCAGAATTGTCTCAGGGTCTGGATCAACGCTTGAAAATACTTCTTCATATTTAATTTCCACATATTCGGTTAACTCCTTGTGGTGTCTAAAAAAAGCACCTAAGTGCTTAATGAATTGCTGGACGATCTCGGCTTCATTAGGGATGTGGGTTGTATAGACTTCCTTCTTTTTCGCCACAGGCTTTGCGTCTGTGGATGCTGGCTTGGACTCGGCTGGCTTTGAGCCACCAAATAACCCGCTAAAGAATCCCCATATCCCTTTGACTTCCTTTGCGATTGCTTGGGCATCATCGGTTGCCTTCTTTATCTTCTGTACAGCGACCTTGCCTTGAGACAGGGCATCGCAGCAGTATGTAATCCCGTCATAAGCCAGTTGCATTGCCTTGAAAGCAGCGCCAATGGTGATGGGATCAAACACATCACTTCTTTATGTCTTTATAAATCTGGTAACACTTGTGGCAGATCATCAAGACCGTGTAGATCAAGGTAGCCCACAGCACCAGCTCGCCTACCTGATAGCCAGCGACAGTCGCCAATGACACGCCTACTGGCGGTGCTACCTTGGCGACGATTGCAGTAGCCGTCTCAGTTGTGTGCTCTGTGGTCATGCTGTTTTCTGTGCAGCCACTTGAGCCTGATACGCAGCAATAACTGCTGGTGTCCATGCCGTGTTACAGATAGCAACGACATTGGCTGGTTGACCAGTTAAGTCTTGTGCTGGTGTCAGGCTTGACCGATGAAATGTTTGTGCTATCTGCTCACCATCTTTTAGGATGCGGGTTGCTTCCCGATACAAGACTATGCCGTTTTCGGTGACTGTAATTTGGTCTACTGTTTTGGTTTCTGTAAGTGCCATTTTGATTTCCTTTAATTAAGCAGTTTGATATACGCCAGATAATTGAATTTCACCATTTCCGTTATATATTGGTATTCCAGAACTATTACCACCTCCAACAGGAACTTGGTAATGCTCCCATTGTGTTGAGCCATTTCCCAAAAGTCCTCCGTTAGCAACATTATTTGCGCTAAATGTTTCTCCATAGGTAAATACAGCAAATGGAGTTTGATTACCACCATTAGAAGAAAATGGAAATCCAGTAACTTTTGTTGTTCCAGTTCCAGTATGCGCTGACCATGTAAGGGCAAAATAAATTCGTACTGTATTGCCAATTTTTGTGTAACGCCCTATTTGCACTGAATAAGTACCAGTTCCAGCAGTTGATGTGCCAGCAAGAACAGGTGTCCAAGTCCCTTCCTCATAATCATCCAATGTATTTGCGTCAGATGATGCTGATTGGGTTGCGGGGAAAGTAACTCCTTGAGAAACTTGGAAGTTTGCACCGCTAGTATTTGGTGAAGTCAATCCCACAAGCACACGACCAGAAGCATCAATACGCATACGCTCATTAGCCAAACCATTTGTGTGAAAACTCATTACATCGTTTTCTTGGTTGACAATTCGTAATCCAGTTGTCCCACCCTCAACGCCAATAAATGCACCATCAGTATTGCCAGTACCAGTAGAGGCATTAAGCATTTGTATATAACCATCTCCACCATATACGCTTAGTGGTTTGTTTGGCGCAGTAGTACCAATACCAACTCTGCCAGAGGAGTCGATACGCATAGCCTCCGCACCACCTTCGGTAAAGGCAATAGTGTCAGCAGCAGGGAAGAAGATGCCTGTGTTGGTATCGCCTGTGGCTGTAATGGTTGGTGCAGCAGCAGAACCTGCTGCATGAGATGCAATCCCGCCAACAGTCAAAACCTTACCGCTACCAACATTAAGACCGACCGATGTTCCAGTACCTGCTGCTGCAAAGATTGCATCTACCGAGTCCAGATCGGTGTTGATCTTCGTACCCCATGTGTCGGTACTAGCCCCGACTTCGGGTTTAGTAAGTAATAGGTTGGTTGTTGTGGTATCTGCCATAGTTCACCTTCATGCTGGGACTTGCGTCCATGTTTCTGAATTGTCTGCGATTGCTGTCCAAGTCTCTGGCGTATCTGCCTCTGCCGTCCAAGTCTCTGCCGTGTCTGGTATTGCACCCCATCCAAAGCCAATGATTGTCCCGACCGAGCCAGATGCCTCAACCCCAATTATCGCAATAGATACTGCATTTGTAACGCTACCGACTGAGCCAGTACCTTCGACACCAGTAATGGCAACAAAGGAGATTGTCTCTGGCGACATCGTGCCGACAGCACCAGTTGACGAGCTACCTGTAAGAATTGGAGATACTAAGACTGAGTTAACAGATAAGGTTGAATCGTTACCTGTAATCGCAACGGTTCTGGATATGCCAACCGTTCCGACATTACCCGTGGCGACATTGCCGTCTTCTTGGATTGATCTGTCGTCTAGTAATGTGCCAACCGCAGTAGTAGACGAGTTGCCACTAATGACAACATTACCGATGCCATAAACACCCTTGCCGTAGTAGCCAGAGCCGTAAGCAGCCATTGTGCTGCCTCTTTATTAAGCGAGTCTGATCAAGCCTGTGCTTGAATCATTTGTCGGCATGGTTAAGGTAAATGTTCCAGCCGTAACGGTCTGAGAACCGAAGGTGTGGACGCTGACAGCCTTGTTTGATTGGCTTGAGTTATAGATCAAGACCGCATCAAAGGCAGTTGATAGGGTCACATTAGAGTATGTGATGCTGGCGCTTGGAGTGACAAATGCCGTCGTACTGGTAGAGCTTGGCGCTGTGCCAAATGTCACCGTAGCACCGCCAGCCGTGTAGTTAGTACCAGTCACCTCACCAGTAGACGAATAGGCGGTTGTCGTTGCGTTGACCGTGGCAGAAGCCAAGTACAAGGCAGCTTTGAAAGTGTCGGCAGTCGATGCGGTGTGAGCTGGGACGCTAGTAGAAAATGCGTGTACAGCGTTGAGCAGATCAACCTTGAATGATGTACACATTGCTTGTGTGTTTGCGATGATAGTTCCCTTCTTGGGTTAAACCCAATTCAAATTTCAACCCAAAGATTGCGCGACTGCTTCACCAGTCACATTTCGTTTTAAGGTCATATGGACTGAGCGATGCACAAGCTCGCCTTCTAGCCAATATTCCACCCAGTTCGTCGTCTCGTTATCGGTGTCGACAGAACCATCTCGCTTCTCTAGCAAGGAGGAATCCATCTCGCCTTTTGTCGTGTTCACTAGCATCTGTTATCCCAAAGTTCTTGCGCGTGTGATCAGTACACCACCAGTCGAAGAGCTACGATCATCTGCTTTTGTAACCTCTTCAAGACCAGCTCGGTACATCGATGCCCATACCGTAATTCTCGCATCATCTTGCAGGTACGGTGCTGCTTGCATGAGAGCGCCATACAGATAAACATCAGGTGCAGCAGTCAATAACCAGTTTGTTGTGTTGCTAGTTGATAACTTACTCAACTTTGCGTAATAAATCAACTCACCTGTGTAGGCAGTATCTGGTACTGGTAGGTAGCGAAACTGCTCACCCACCACGGTAAAAAATATAGGTTTAGTTGATGTTCGATATGTAACCGCCAGAGTGTCCATTGAGTCGATAGTCTCGAACTGCAATGGCGTGACTGGATTGGTGTCGAGCTTGAAAGACTTAACTTCCAAGAAGTTATCTGGTACTGCGGAGTATTCGGTAGTGATCGACGCGGTAGCACGCACGATCATCTGTCTGGTGCGCAAGTTTCTCTCGATCTGAGCCTCTGCCAGACTAATGAAGTCAGAAATGGCAGTAGTCAGGTCTGAGCGATTAAGCCAGTCCCCGACCGAAGTCTTCAGTTCAGCATAGGTTGTTAACGCCATCTTCAGCCTTTTCTGCTTTCTCAAGATCACGCATCACCCAAGTGTGATCGTGCTTGAATTCAAAAGTCCCAATGTGTCCGATCTCTTTGGACACATCATGGTCAATGTAGATTTTAAAGCCAGCAGCCTGTGCTTTACGGCAGAAGAAAACATCCTCTCCAACATACCCGCGCTTGTCGGTACGCCAAGGAGTCTCGAACCAAGGTTCACTCAAAGCCTCAAAGACCTTGCGTTTGATGAGCATAACTCCCATGCCAATCGAGCCTACTTCCTCGATTCCTGTGGAGTCTGGCATTGTGTAGACAAGCACTCGCTCACCGTTTTCGTCATAGCGCTGTGCAGTTGGTCCTGTGGGCATTCTGCGCCTTGCGCAGTTCGTTGCCACGATGTCCAAGTCATGCGCCAAGAGTCTCTCAATCATGTCCTGCGGGAAGGTCATGTCTGAATCCACAAACAAGATATGGGTACAACCCTCTGCCATTGCGTCTAGGCACAGATCAGCACGCTGGGTCTGGATAAGTGTCCCTTGCATAATCTTCAAGGACACAGCATCAGTCGTGTTAATCGTGTGGTGCGCCACCATGTTGGTTATGCAAAAAGCATAATTTGCGTGAACCATGTCACGCGCTGGTGTGCAGACTGCAATGTAGTTTGGGGTCATACTTTTCCTGATCTAGTTCTGAAATACTTGTTATCTGGTGAATTTAGCCAACGCTTCATGTACTCCTGATCGTCTAACTTGCCTTCAGCCTTGAGCTGGAAGTAGATAGACATCGGGATGCTGGCGACTCTGCTCCATTCGCCCCACCGAGCACGCTCATCAACCTGTGCGTACTCTTGCTTATTCTCTTCAATGATCGCAGTCACATCTTGCTGTGTGTGAATCGTTGCCTGATTCGTTTCATCGTTAAATTCAAATGTGCGCGTGATCCCCTGATCAGCGTCTGTACTAAATAGTCTTTTTTCAATCATGTAGAAAAAAAGGGTCTGAGTTTCCCCAGACCCTTCGTTAGTTCAATTAAGAAGTAACCAAGTCAGCAGCAATGCCGTGGGCATTCTCAGCCAACACTTTGTGACCCCACTCAACGATCAGCATACGCTTTTCAGCGTCGCCAGTCTTTGCCAACTCAACTTGTTGGTAAGGACGCAAAGTTGTGACTTTTGCGTAATCTGGATCGATCACGAATGCGTCACGCTCACGCTGGAAGCGGTTAGGCACGACTTGCACATTGCCGAAGTCAGACACATAAATGTCTGCTGCGCCAATGATGGTTGCAGGACGAGCACCGCCATCAATGTTGAAGCGTGAAGATGCGATACCAGAGAAGCCAGACACGCGCTGCTTGTTGACTGGACCAGTCATCAAGATTTTTGGTGTACCGCCAGAAGTCCAAACTTGTTGAATAACATTCTTCAAGATGGTTTCTGTGAAAGTACGCACATTGCCGTCACTACGAGCGCCAGTAGGCACAGTCGTGTAAGTGGGGTTAGCACCGTTCGTCTGCATATCGTAGTTAGTCTTGATGAAGGCTTGCAATGAAGCAGTACCGCGAGCTGTTGTGGTGTTACCAGCAGCAGCGACAGCACCGTTCAACATTGAAAACTCTTGATCACGCTTCAACTCAGCGCTACGCTTGGCAATTTGGTATGCCAATTCAGAGCGACGACCAGCCTTGTTGACGGTCTCTTCAGTTGCAGACAAGACGATAGTCTTACGGCTGATCTGAGCGTAGTTTTGCAGACGCACAGTAGCAGTTACGCTATCGAAAGAAGTTACATCGTCGCCCTCTAACTGCTTGTTAGCAGCAGCAGAAGCCAATGTGTCAGTCTGCCACTCAAACAATGAGTTGCTGATTGACTCGCGTCCGACATTACTCATGTAAGGAGTCTCTTCTGGAGCGATGTTAGTGATGATGTTGGATAAGTCCTCGCGGATACCCTTTGCATCAAATGTGGTGAAGGTGTTGGTTACGATTGCCATTTAAGTGTCCTATTTCAAAAGAAGTTCTATTGCGGAGGCAGCGTCATTGACGCGACCTGACTTTGCAAGACGCTGTTTTGCGCGTGTACTTTCAGTTGTTGTGGAGACGCGACCTGCTGCACTAGGCTTGGCAGTGCGAGGACCGTTGTTGACTACTGGCTTGATCTGTCCACGCTTGGACATCATCTGATCGTAGAGCGCTGCTTTACGCAACGCAATGACAGCTCTGTGGTCATAGACATTCTTGAGTTCATCCTCACTAAATCCGATCTTCTGACCAAACTCAATAAGTAGAGCTTTTTCAGCCTGTGCCTTCTTGGAATCTTTCCATTCGGGTACGGCTTGGATTAGGGCTTCTTGCTGTGTCGCAAGGTGAGCGTTCATTTCCTGTGCTCTTTGTTGCGCAGTAAGTTGCGACAGTCGCTGCTGCTCAGACTGAATAGCTGCGAGTTTGTCTTGCTTCTGGCGCATCACTTCTGACTGTCTCACCCACTCTATGGGGTCTTCGTTATAAAGACGATCCATATCGACAGGTGCTTCAGTTGACTCAAGTTGCTGCTTCAACGCTCCCAATAACTGGGCATACTGTTCACGCTCGGCACGAATCGCACTAGCTTCAGCCTCGACAGCCTTACGGGTCTCAGCGATCTGTTGCGTCTTTCGTGTGTAGTCCTGAGTACGGGAATATCCTTTTTGAAGTTCGTCTAGCGTGACCTCGACCTCTTTACCGTCAACTTTGACGGTGTAGACCTCGGCTGGCTGTTCTTCTTCTTCGGTTTCTTCACCTTCTTCAGACTGTTCCTCTGTCGTTTCGTCACTCAATTCGTCGTCTTGCACATCGAGTTCTTCATCGGCAGAGACCGCGACCTCGGAGTTTTCTTCCTCAGTCAAACGCGCCTTGTCAGTTTTCTGCTGTTCTCCGTCTAACGGCAACATCATCTGATCAAGAGCACTGGCTGCATCAGCCACAGACATAGGGGTTTGGGTTATTTCCATTTCCTAGTCCTTTACACCAACGACTTTTGTTCACGCTCAATCTGGCGCTGTGCGACTTTCCCGTTGTCCATGATTTTGGAAATCTCGGTTCGGAAGTTGTCAATCGCACGCAACATATGCCAAGCGTGTTCTCTCTTCGTGATGTCCTCTGGCTTCGTATCTTTCCAAAACCAGACGGCATCATTCTCCATTTTTAGTAATGCAGTTGAGAAAGCCTCGTCAGCGATTAGCGACTCAGCCTTCTTGCCTTTTCTTACATCTTCTTCTTGTTTGCTCACTTAAACCATTCCTTGTGGGTTGATGGGTTGCATTGGTGCTGGCTGGGATTGCGCCATCGCCTGTTGTACCAACGCGCCTTGCTCTCGAATAACCTCGCGGTTGACATTCTGCTCCGCAACAATTTGTGCGGTATTCAGTTGTGTGTTGTACTTTAACTCAAGTTCCATTTGTTTAAGTAGTCTATCTTGGTTCATTTGATCGCGTCTGAAGTCGTCGTCGCGGATCATTTGTTGCCTCTGTAACTCTAGATCGGCAGCCTTTTTCTGGATGTCTGCACGAATAGACTCGGCTTGAACCTGAGCCAAAACCTCTTCGGGGCTTGGCTTTTGTGGAGCTGGCGGTGCTTTCCATCCCTCTGGAATATCCGCAAAGTAGCTCGATGCGTCCTTGAATCCTGAGAGTTCGACGACCTTCTTCAAGGTTCGCACATACATCTGTGGTGACACCACAGGATTCTCAAGACCGTACTGGTTGATGATGGATTCTTGCTTGGCGAGTATCTGCATCATGGTTGCGATACGCTCATTGGTGTCGCCATTGCCCAGACCGATGTTGATGTTGACATCCATCGTGTTGTCCCAAGCGCGTGGGTCAATCTGCACCCAACGGTTACGCAAGCGGATCATGCGTGGCTTGTCTTGGTGTGTCGTAACCAAAAACAGGATTGTCTTAAACAACTCCCTCATACCTTCAGCCATCAAACGCGCAGTCAGCTCAATGCGTCCTTGGCTGGCGCTTACTGTGGCAGCCACGGCAGCCTTGGTGCTTGACTGCAAAGCATCTGGGTTTAAACCCATAGATGCCTTGGACATTCCTGTGCGACCTTCCTTAATCTCGTCCAAGTACGCAAGGACGGGGAAAGCAGCCTGACCGACGAATGGGGTTACCAACGGCTGCACCATGTTCGGAGCACGCGCACGAATGATCGCGCCTGTCTCGTTATTGAGTGCATCGTCAATGTTGACCTGACCCTCAACGATCACGGTGCGGGGATGGATAGACTGCGCCAGCGAGTCAAGCGTATTGCGCATGACTTCTGACTTGATCTCCTGCAAGTCTCTAGTAATGTCAAAGATCGACATCGCCTCAAGTGGTGAGGTGTGGGGTTCTGGATCGCAAGGAAATTCAATAAACGGGATGTAAGACGCTGGCAAATTGCGCACCATCTTGTAACTAGACCCCATAAAGCACATCTTGCGCAACTCTGGGATGCCGTCGCCATCAAAGTCAACCTTGGCGTAGCCCTCGACATAGAGGACGCGCATCATCATCGGGTTAGCGCTCTCATTGAAATACTGGTTATTTGCCAACGGTGCGCGAGCCAAAGCCTCTTCGTTGTCGTTCAAGTCGGACGAGCCAACATAGTCCATCACCTCGTCTTCGTCGTACCCCATAGAGATCAACTCAGCCACAGTCGCCATCTTGCGGTGACCGATAAAAGGTGCGTCCTTGAATGACATCGCTTGACGAGACAAGAGCAATTCTTCTGGCGGTAGGCACGCCACATGAATACGCTTGTCAGTTATCTTCCTTTTAACCTGCACATCGTGCATCATGGCTGGGAGCATCGGCTGACCAGTCATAGGATCGATCTGCATCGCGCCTTGCATACTCTCGTCTGGGTAACTCGCAATGATCTGCACATCTGCGTCGCCCTCTTGCATAACGACCTGCAATGTCTGGTCATCTAGACCCGAATATTCCTCAATTCGGACAGATTCGGTGTCCTCAATCCACGCCTTGACAATGCCACATTTGCGCACCAAAGCGTCTTTAAATGTGGCGTATGCCACCATAAAACCATTGTTGTCATTGTTGAAAACATAGTTGCAGTAGTCTGTGGCTTGCTGTGCGTTTTCTACATCTTCTGGACCACGCGGGACAAACTCCACCGTGTTCTCAGTAGAGAAAAACACACGCATCAAGGACGGCAGCATGGCAGACACGGTGTCACGCACCTCCATCGCCACGACTTGCGAGCGACCCTCTTCCTCGTTACCGAATGGATCGCCCCTGTAATACTCAGTACCGCGAGCGCGGATAGGACTCAAGTCAGAGTCGATGTAGCTCACAGCGTCTGTGATCTCTTGACCCATCATGGCTTCTAAATCCATGTCTGTCATGGGCATAAGTGTCGGGTCAACCTGTGACGCGATGTCTGTGCTCAATCCCAGCTCGTTGGTAATGTTCATTTTGTACCCTTAGTCAATACGACAAACATGGAGTCCACAGCTCGCGGAGTCCTAAGTAATTCTTCTTGCGTCAATTTTAGGTCTTGTGCGATGGGATTTAACCTAAATTCCAAGTGGGTCACATAAAACCGATCTTCCCAACCAAGATACCAATGCCAGTCGGTGTAATAAAGCCACGACTTTTCGTTGAATGCTCTCAGGTGAGTCGGGTCTTGCCAAGCGCCATAGCTCAGGTCATACGGCACATGGATGCGCATCTCGCCACCAGTTTTCAATAACTTCTTACAGCTCGTCATTGCACCCACCAGATCAGGCAGGTGCTCAAGCACATCATTCGCCAGTATTGCGTCAAACATCTCTGGCTGCACCTCGAAGTCACCGAGCCTTGTGGAGATGGTGTCGCCCCAAGGCACATTGCAGATGTCTAGCAACCAGTCGTGCTTGACGCGCAACTGAATATCTGCGTTGATGCAGTCGTCTCGAAAGTCCTTGCCAGAGCCTAGATTAAGAACCAAAGAAGTGCTTGACATACTGTGGACGGTGCTCCTTGACCCAAGGCACAGACGCTGCAACTAATTGCTTCGAGTCGTCGCCCGTGGTCTGGCTGCCGATGTGATGGACATACGCGCTTGAGACGAAGTGCTCGTAGCCCTGATTGTTGAGGTCTGCGCAGCTCACATCATCTGAGAACCAATTAAGTGGGGGAAATCTGCCGTGATGCCATGCGTCACGACTTATGTACGCAAAGATCGGTGCAATGGCGCTGGCGTGACGAATGAACTGCTCGGACTTAAATCTGCACATCTCTAGGTGATCGCCATCGGGGTTGTAGCGAATGTTCTGCGCAGGTCTCACATAGTCACTTCTTGCGCCTACCCAGCCGACATTGACCTCCAGCTCGCGGATCACCTCAACATCTTCGAGCAGTCGCTGGTAAGAGTTCGGTGTCAGCACCACATCGTCGTTGCAGACAATGCAAGCCTGTGCGTACTTCAGAGCGTCGTCGATTACTTCGTTGTAATCGTCGCCAAAGTTACGGGGTTCACCAAATATAAGCCTTGCGTTCTTAAAGCCAGATACAACGCGCTCAGTACCGCGAAGGTAGACAAATGCCTCTGGCGCGTATTGCTTGATGGACTCAAGCAGAACTGGCAAACCCTTGCCATTGACAGTCGATATGCAGATGGGGATCACTTCTTAGCCTTATTCCATGTCCTCGTCCTTGGCTTCGCCAGTGTTTGGACCACCAACAACCCAAGCATCACAGGTTCTGGACGCTGCGCACTTGAAGTCAAATATCTCGCAATAGCCTAAGTCAGCCAGCTTGATAGTTCCCCACGGGTCTGCTTCGTTGCCGATACCTTGTGCAATGCACTCTTTGATGTCTTCTGAGACATTAAACGCTGCGCAGTTTCCGCAAAGGGATTGCTTGGCATCGTCCACAGTCACATCCCATGCGTCTGCCTTCTTTGCCCAGAACGGGGTGTTAGGTAGTGCTGGGTTCTCAGGACCGTACTTCGCAGCCGTGATCGCCTTGGCGCGGTTCTTTAGATTAAGGGTGATGTCTTGCGTGGGAAGTGGACACTCGCTGGTGTCGCTGTCGGACATCATCTGATCCATCGCGCCTTGTAAACTTTTTGGGTATGAGGTTGCCATTACTTCATTCCCTTCTTAGGCTTCACGCCAGCAGAGGACAAAGCAATAGCCAATCCTTGAGCCTTGCTCTTGACGACTGGACCGCCTTTACCTGAGTGCAGTTTCCCCGCCTTGAATTCATGATATATTTTGCTTATCTTTTTTTCTGTCTTGGAAGGTTTTTTCATGGATACTCCTAATGAAATTTGGAAGCCGATACCTAATTATGAATCTTTTTACGAGATTAGTAATCATGGCAGAGTCATGGTTCTTAAAAAAGATGGCAGATATTTAAGAAAATTAAATTATGCAACTCCATATCCATGCGTTTCGGTTAGAGATATAGACGGTAATGGTCAAAAATCTTTGTATGTCCACAAGTTGGTTGCAAAATTATTTATAGGTGACAGACCAGATGGTTTTGTAATTAGACATTTGGATGGAAATAGATTAAATAATCATGTTTCAAATCTTGCTTATGGGACTACAAGAGAAAACTATGACGACACCATAAAGCATAAGGTTCATGCTGGCGAAAATAATTCAAGGGCAATTTTAAACGAACGATCCGTAAGAGCCATAAAAATATTAAATAAAGAATTTAATTTAGGCAAATATGACCTTGCAAAAGCATTTGATGTAAATCATGCGACTATTCGCGCTATTCTTTCTGGCAGAAACTGGAAAGAAATTCTTTAAGCAACCCTTGACAGATTTCTTTTCAACGGTTGAGACCACTTCTGACTCGTATTCGCACCAAACATTGAGACGGCAGCGTCGGACGCAAAGGTCAACACAAAGCTGTCTGCCTTGTCGGGTGACTTCAAGCCACGCTTTCTAATGTCGTCCTTGCCCTCGACCTGCATCTTTCCTGAGCTGCTAAAGAAGTACCTCACAGTAGCCAGTTCAGCCACCAGCTCCTCGTCATTGGGGATACGACAGTCACGCGCCTCGAACCACGCCTTTGCCTTGTACCAAAGCTCTGCCCTTAGATTCCTGTAAGTTGTCCCCATCGCTGGGGACTCGGACACATTGATGCCTCTAGCGGGAAGACCGAGTTCTCGAAGACGGTCAACGACACCAGCACCAAGACCAATCGAGTCCACCATGATCTCGTGCGGTCTCTGGCTTGGCGGTAGGGCTTCCCACTCCGCGACGACTGCACCAGTTAACTGCATCAAGTCGAGGTTTTTCCAAGTCTTTGTGGGTTCTATGAGCGCGTTGCCTTGTCTCTTCGAGAGTGCAGACCTATCGCCACCAAAGCGTGCGACATCCAAGCCCCAGATCAGCTTGGCGTGCTGGCTTGTCTCTACATCCCTGTGTTTGGCAAGCTCCAGCAACTCCATCGGGATGATGGTGTCGTCGTCTGACCTTGGAAACTCTCCTAGTACCCTTATTCGGTATGCGTTGGACTCTTCACCGTAACGCGACTTCATCTCTTCGATGTAGGCTTCGCTGACCCTTGGAGAGTCAACGCAAGAGACTTTCATCGTCACCCAGTCATTGGCGAGTCGGTTCTGGGTGTCGTAGAAAAACCCTGAGCTTCTCACGGGGTTGCCCAGCAGTAGGGTGACGGCATTGTGTCCAGACATCGAGCCAGCAGCAGCCTCAAAGACAGCCTCTGGGATACCCGATGCCTCGTCAGCCACCAGCATCACATTCTCGCTGTGGACACCTTGCAGGGCTTCGGGCTGCTCTGCCCTCGATGTCCTTGCGGACACGAAAGCCTCTGTCGCTGCTTCCTTGACCTCGATCCTGTCCTGCTTGACCTCCAACATATCCCTCAAGGTCTCAGGCAGTTCTTTGACCCAGCGCTTTAGTTCCGCAAAGAGCGCGTCGTATAGCTGGCTGGATGTCGGTGCGGTGACGACAACCTTGACGGGGTATCTGAGAAGTAAGTACCAGATGATCGCCCAGCTCGCTGCTGTGGACTTGCCTACGCCATGACCTGATCTGACAGATATTCTGCGGTTTCCCTTTGCGATGTGCATTAGGAAGGTCTCTTGCCAAGTGTCGGGGTTTGCCTTGAGGACTTCCCTGACGAAGAGGACGGGGTTGTTCTTGTAGCGGATGGTGAACGCAACAAAGGGATTCTTGCTAAGTTCGTCTTCTCTCTTGTCTTGGATGCGGTCTATCTTTGCCACAACCTGCGGATGTAGTTTCTTTTTTTCTGGTGCAGTTGATTCTGTCGTCATGGGGGAATTGTGCCTTGATTTTTTTTATTTTTTTGTGAGGGTGTGGGGGTGTGGGG